TCAACTCTGGTGCGGGGATTCAGGTCTCCATCTGGGACGCCAAGTCCACGAGCTCCGCGCCTTCTTCCACCACCTATATTTGGTCGGTCAACTAGTCTGCTTGCTGCCGATGAGCCGATTCGCCGGCCTATTGCCTTGACGTTAATTTCCTCTTTTTTACCACGACGTGACAGGCTAAAGGGAATCTCGAACTCATTATTTTGCGAAGACATTTCGCTTGCAATGATACCACTATGCCTAAAAGGTCAAGAGTTTATAATTAGTGAAAACTACTTTAATCTGGTATTACATTTGGTGCAAATTTTGGCCCACGGGTACAGTTTCATCATATTCAGTGGGTGGTCGCACTCAAGTAGCGTTCTTGCCTCAATGTTAAGTGTTTGCCTAATCCATGCAGAGACGGTCATATTCGATATCGCCGCAGCCTGCCTCCATCTGTCCCTGTCTGTGTCAGTGCATCTAATCAACTGTTGAACCTGGGCTGGACCATCATCTTCTTTTTCTACTGGCTGTATGGTCATATCCAGCGTTTCGGCCAACTTGTCCATGGCTGGGCCGATGTTTGAATGTACGACACCTTTATCTATTTGACTGTTATTTTCAGATGACATCATCTTCCTCTTCCGATTCATCAACACTATCATCTAATTCTGTTGAGACTATTTCTGCATCTATGATGTCGGAATCAACTGGACCCATTAGAGCTTTTATCGTGTCGGCTGGAAGAACCCCGGATATGGCCATCAATTCAAGGAGCTTCTTTGCCTCAGATTCTGGGTCAAAACCTATTGCCGGCCTTGTTACACCTTCTTGCCCAGCAATCGTTGCTCTTACGTTCTGAGTGCTGTTCACGTCCATCTGAACGTTGATGTTGGTGCTTTCCATGCCGAGCAATTTTGTTCTTCTGTCCATAATTGAGAGGACCTGCTGAATGGCTTTCATGTCTGGCTCTATCTGCTGCTCGGAACCATCGTCCATTACTTGTCGTCTGTGTTGAGTCATGGGCCAAATTGCCTGCTGGAGATTGTCTAGCCGTTCAAGCTCCATGCGTAATACTTCCGGGTAGGCAAGAACCGCTTCTTTGTTCATCTTTTCAAGCTGTCGCTGGATTGCTTTAGCGACAACGCTGTTCGATATTCCAAATCTTCTAGCTATCTCGTTTATTGATGTTCCAGCTTGGCGCATTTTGAATATGCGCATATCACGTTCGCTTAAAAATTCCCTAGTTGTTATTGGCTTAGATTTATCCTCGCTCATGGCCCAACTTTCATCCAATCTAGAACTTCAAATGGGAATCTCTTCCCACGCTTCATTTTCAGTGGCCACGGACGCTCTTCTCGCGAACCTCTAAAGTGTTTAACGTCATAAACATAATCGCCTAGAGCAGTTGGGTCTGGTTGTAAAGAGATACCAAACTCTGGCCACCTCGACCAAACAGCAGAACCAAATGGTCGTAAGTCTCGTGTAGACATTGTTGACCCAAGAGGAGCATGGTGTTCAATCCATAGTGCGCAATTGTACACAGTCCTAATTGTGTCTAAATATTTCGCTACCTCAAGTGCTACTGACTCCGAAGTTCTTCCACCTGGGTCAAGAAAAGCCTTGTAGAGCGGTCCAATAATAAGCATCTGTGGTTGCACTTCTTCGATTGCTTCTTCAAGGATTGACCTATCTTGTGCTTTTAGCAAGTCCATTCCTGATGGCTTGGTCAAGATGTAGGCATCTAGTTTTTCAACCTTTGATAACCCCATTGCTTCTGAAGCAATCTGCCTGGATGTTCTTCTGATTATCTTCTCTGGGTTTTCAAGGTCAACAGTCAGGGTTCTTATTTGAGGCATTCTCTGAAACGAGAAAGGGTGGATTCCGGCGGAGCAACAGATGGCTATTTGTCGCGCGAGCATCGTTTTTCCAACACCTTCTGCAGCAACAACAATCACTCTCTCCATGCGCTCAACCAATCCTGGTATAACCCATTCATGTGTTTCATTTGTTGACTCAGCAAGGAAGTCATTCCACTGAACCAATCTTCCGGTGTCGAGTACATGTCCAACTGTTGATGATGCGACTATTAAGTTGCTCTTCGCAATCTTTTGTTTTGCGGTTAGGTCGTCTCTATTTAGTAGCTCATTAAGCTTGATGAGTGTTAGCTCTTCTGCTGATAATTCTTCAATTTCTTTTTCTGGTTCTTGTGTCTGCTCAAAGTACTGCGATGAGTCAAACGGTATGAGGTCTTCAATTTTTTCACCAGAACCAAGGTGGTCGGTTATGTCCTTTGTCGACGGACAAATCCATAACTGCGAGTCACAGCCAGCAGACTGCAATTCCGTGAAAACATCAAGTGCGTGCTTCTTTCCTATTTCGTCGTTGTCTGCAACAATTTCGATTATTCCACCAGCAAGAGCCTCGGTATGAATGTCAAGCCACTTCCCAGCACCTCCGGGCATTGTCGTAGCAACAATTCCCATGTCGATGAGAGTGTCGGCGTCTTTTTCGCCTTCCACCAACCAAATCGGAATGTTTTTTGATTTAGCCTCAAGAACTGCTGGAAGATTATAAAGAACCTTTGGCGTCTCTCCAAGTGAATATACCCAGCCACCAGAGCCATCAGGCTTTCTCTGTCTAAATGTTTTCTTGCCATCTTCATCGACAAGGCGCATCTTTTGAAACAGTAGGACACCATGTTCGTCTGTGTAATCATATGCTTTTACGAACTTTGGCTTAGAAGTGCTTGGCGGGTTGACCTGTGTATTTTTTGTAGCACTCGGTCTAACTTCATTAAATACATTCTTTGATGGCACAAACTTCCCATCTGGCGGCATGAGGTCGGAAACCTTTAGGCCAACTGAGTTGCAAATTTTTTCAACATCACAAGACATTGCTCGGTGACATGTAACAAGCGTCCGCCCGTCTCCACCTTGACCAATTGCAAGCGAAGGATTGTTGTCGTCCTCTCTACACGGACAGCGCGCCTGCCAGCCATTTCCTGTTTGGCGAACTCCGCTAAGCCTGCTTAAAAAGTTGGAAGTTTGTTCTGATGGATTTTGTGCCATTTCTGTAACCTATCCCCCGAACTTGAATCCGAGCAAAATATTTATTGGCTCTTTTGGCACTAGTGATACACCGAGTCTTCTCCTGAGAGTTTTTCTTTCTCTTTCAGTTTTCCCTCCCCAGATACCGTGCGGTTCGTGGAGCAGCGAGTACTGGAGGCATTCTTCTGATACCTCGCATTCTCCGCAAATTGATTTTGCGAGAATCGTATTTTCTCTTCCTTTTACATAACTCCGTGAATATGAGTCACCAGATTTTTCCGCAAATGGAAAAAATATGTTTGGGTCGTGTCCGAGGCACTTGCCGTTCTTTGGTGGTTTAGCCGATACTTTAGAGTCGCTCACGAATCCCCCGTTTAGTCAAGTGGTAAGGACGACATCCTACTTATTGCGTGTCAGCTTTTCAACATCCAAAGCAGAAAGATAAATAACGGCATTTCTAATTACTAGCTTTCCGTTTATGTCTTCGGCCATGACATCTACGGCATCCAGTGGAACACCAAATCTTGAAGAAAGAGTGGCCCTGGTTTTATCAATCCTCATCTCTTCTAAACCAAGGTCTGGCTCATCCATAAGTAAAATAGGACCACGAACAAGCGATTTCATTTCTACATCTCGTTGTTTTGCGCGAAAGCACCACGCGCAAGCAATATCACCAGTCGCAGCACGCTTGCGAATCTCCGTATGTCCACAAGATAACTCGTGATGGTACGTGACGTTTCCCCAGCTGCCACTTTTAGTGACAGTCAGTATTTGTCTTCTTGGAGCTTTTCTGTGGTCAGTTGTCATGACCGTCCAGATGTATTTTTACTTGAAGAGTTTCTTGAAGAATCTTCTAAGTGAGCGCTTCTGCTTTTGAACGTTCTTGTCGATTGTGACATTGACAAGGTTTGCCTTGCTTGCAACATCGTCAAGTACGTGATTAACGAACTTTTCTGCGTTAACAAAAGATATCGTCGAATCACCGACTTTGATTTCGGTCTTCTTTGCTTCAGCTGACTTCTTTGGTGCTGCCTTCTTAGCAGGTGCCTTTTTTGCAGCTGCCTTTTTTGCAGGACTCTTTTTATTAGCTGTTTTCTTTGATTTGCTGTTATCTGCCATGACAAAGACTCTAGTCGATGGCTTTGGGTCGTAGGGGATGGTGCTTCCCCTGGAACCGAGTATTTTCCCTTAATATCTCACGGTGGACGATTATATTGACGATTTTGGCAAATGTGCTCTTGCCTTAACGTCGGCCCAATTGGCAAAAGATACTGCTGTAAAAGAGCATGGCATTGGGGAAGATATAGCAACCCACTTCATAGGCTGGGTTGGCCCGAGTCTAATGATAATTGCTCAGATGAAATCAGAGATATCAAAAGAACCGCACGCCAAAAGGTTTACCAAATGCAAAAAGCTTTGTTTGATGATGAGAAAATACTGGGGAGTAACCGGGATTACGATGGTCGCAGAAGGGTACTGTTCTTCAAGCGCGGAAAAGACAAAAGGGATTGAACTTGCCGATGCCTTCCTAGACCCAGATATGCCCGTTAAGGAATGCATAACTATCACACACGTAAGCATGACGGATGACGGGGAGATAATGCCAGTCGCCATGTTAGCCGCCCCTTACAAGGTAAACCTAGGGAAAACTATTGATTGGGACGAAATCCTTATCTATCCGGAAAACGGCGAAAGTCACACCAGACACGCCCTCTACCCAATAATGCTGAGCAAGACAATGGATGAGAAGTTTGATTCATCAATCCCAATGTCTCAATACAATGAAATAAGAGATGAAATTTCCAGGATTGGCTTTCTTCTCCAGGAATTTTAGTAAGCTGTATAATAGTTAAATGAATCAGCCATTTTATTCGAGCCCTGGTTTTGGCGGGCAAGATGAAAATGAAGAAATTGACGGTGTTACATATTTAAGGGCAACCCGTACTCCGTGCCTGGTTTGCGGACACCCAACTGGCGACTGTGTAAATGAAAAAGAAAGTAATGAAATAATTCAGCTATGGGGATATAACACAAACTCATCCCTTGATGCAAATCAGGTTTTCGTAATTACTGAAGATTACTGGATTCCATTTGAAATAGCGCCTGGAATTAACACAAGAATTCTTAAATATAAAAAGGGTAAACAAATACCCTTAATTACAGCCAGGGAACTTGGCCTAATAAAATAAAAATTAGTTGGATGCTAGACCATTTCAGTATTCATGTTTACTGTACACTCGTCTCTCTCATCACTAGCCAGTTACAGGAATGGAAACATGTCAACTCTTAGTCAATCTTTTGTCGACTCTTACAAAATGAAGCAAGCGCCATGGGGATTTAATGGAATGGGGGAAATAGTATTTCTCCGTACCTATAGCCGCAAAAAGGAAAATGGGAATAACGAGACATGGGTTGAGACGCTCCAGCGTGTCATCAACGGTGCAATTGAGGTTGGCGTTGACTACACCCAAGAAGAGGCGGAAGCCCTATTTGACCACTGCTTTAACTTGCGATGCTCATTCTCTGGTCGCTCACTGTGGCAACTTGGCACACCGCTTGTCCAGAAGCTCAATGCAACATCTCTTAACAACTGCTATTTCACGAACATCGAAAAGATTGAGGATTTTGAGCTCTTGTTCGAATACCTAATGCTTGGTGGTGGTGTTGGATTCTCTGTTGAGCGCTCAAAGATTCACGACCTACCAAAGATTAAGTCTGGTGTGACGATTACACACGAACGTAGCAACGACGCAGACATCATCGTCCCTGACTCACGTCAAGGATGGAAGCGACTTCTTCACGCAGTACTAAAGTCGTATTTTGATACTGGCAAGTCATTCTCGTACTCAACAGTTCTTATTCGCGAATATGGTGCACCGTTGAAGACATTTGGCGGTACCGCATCTGGTCCTGGAGCACTAATTGATGGAATTGCTGACATTAGCAAAGTTATGCAAAACCGCGAAGGGAAAAAACTTCGTTCAATTGACGTACTTGACATTTGCAACATTATTGGTCGAATCGTTGTTTCTGGTTCGTCGCGTCGTTCAGCGCAGATTGCAATGGGTGACCCGGATGACGTTCTTTTCCTTCGTGCAAAAAATTGGGCATCTGGGAATATTCCAGCATGGAGAGCAAACTCAAATAACTCCATTTATGCTGACCACTATGACGAAATAATGACCGAACTCTGGAAGGGTTATGACGGAACTGGCGAGCCTTACGGCTTACTGAATCGTCGCCTAGCACGAAAGTATGGTCGACTTGGCGAGGCAAAGCCAGATAACTCAATTGAGGGCTTCAACCCATGCGCAGAAATCGCATTGGCTGATGGTGAATCATGCAACCTTGCAACAATCTTTTTGCCAAACGTGGAATCTTTGGAGCAATTTCAGGAAATTTCACGTTTGCTTTATAAGACCCAAAAGCAAATTACCCGCATGGCGTACCCGTATGAAAAGACAACGAATATCGTCAGCAAGAATGCTCGACTTGGACAGTCTGTTACCGGAATCCTTCAGTGTTCAGAAGAGCAGGTTTCATGGTTGTCACCTGCATACGAATACCTACAGGAATTTGATAAGCAGTACTCCGCTGAGCGTGGATGGCCAGAATCGGTTCGTTTGACTACGGTTCAGCCTTCAGGAACGCTGTCCCTGCTCCCAGGCGTGACTCCAGGGATTCACCCAGCATTCGCTCCGTTCTATACCAGGCGTGTTCGCTTCGGCTCCTCAGACCCCCTTGTGGACGCTTGTCGCAAGCGTGGATACAAGATTCAATGGGATATTGGTATCGACGGTAGAGAGGACCACACACGCTATGTGGTGGACTTCCCGTGCATGTCGCCAGAGGGTTCGGTTCTAGCTTCGGCAATGACCGCAGTAGAGCAACTTGAGTGGGTTAAGAAGATGCAGACCGAGTGGGCAGATAATGCTGTCTCCGTAACCGTCTATTACCGCAAAGAGGAGCTTGGAGAAATCCAGGAGTGGCTCTCAAAGAACTACGACAAGAGCGTTAAGTCGGTTTCGTTCTTGCTCCACGTTGACCACAACTTCTCTTTGCCTCCATACGAGGAAATAACCAAGGAGGAGTACGACAAGATGCTCGCCAAGATTGATTTCTCTACGCCATTACAGGATGTGGCTTTCATGGGAGATTTGGACTTGGACAATTGCGCCACAGGGGCATGCCCGATAAAGTAATCGGTATGCGTCGGTAGCTCAATCGGATAGAGCAACAGACTTCTAATCTGTAGGTTGTAGGTTCGAGTCCTACCCGGCGCGCCATAACTAGGAAAGAGTAAAGATGGAATCACAAAGTTTTGGTTTTGTTCGTCTTGATTCGTGCATGGCAGATGATATCTCTGTCGTTAATTCGGCAAGAGTTTCTTTTGCCAAGTCCCAGCAAGAGATGGATGATTCGGGGAGAGGTTTAATCAACTTCCTCATGCGCGAAAAACATGGAACCCCATTCGAGCACAATTCATTCCGGTTTCATGTTAAATGTCCAGTCTTTGTTGCTAGGGAGTGGTTTCGGCACAGGATTGGCTCATTCAACGAATTTTCAGCAAGATACAGCGAGGTGGGCGAGGACTTTTTTGTACCGTACCAAAACGATGTTAGGTCGCAGGTCGGAAAGCCAGGAGCCTACGAGTTTCATATGGTTGAAGAAGACATTGCCAATCAAGCAATAGAGGTAATTAATCAAGCCAACATCAGCGCTTATGAAGCATATAAAAAACTTATAGATATTGGCATTGCGAAGGAGCTATCAAGGACGGTTCTTCCAGTCGGCATGTACACGCAGTTTTACTGGACTGTAAATGCTCGTTCTTTAATGAATTTTCTTTCTTTGCGTTTGTCAAAAACTGCTCAGCTTGATATTAGAAGGTACGCAAAGTCTGTTGAGGCTATTTTTGCAGACAAGATGCCAGTTACCTACAAGGCTTGGGTTGAGAATGGAATGAACTGCCCTTAGGCGTAATCATTCGTCAAGCAGACGCTCTATGTCGCTGCATAGGTTATCGTATTCTTGTTCTGGTGACTCGCAATACCCATCACGGTGAGCCCACCAAAGCAAAACCCCATTTGCTTTTCTAACCCTCTGTACGCCATTTCTATCGACCAAGAATTTCTCGAAGTTCCCGTTCATCGGAGCTTTTTCTCCTTCTGGATTTAAGCTCTTATACAGGGGGTGAACATCTGGCTTTTCCTCTTCTCCATCACGTGCTTCCCGGGAAACAACCATCTCAGAGAACGGATATGTGACATTCCACTCTGCACGTCCGTACTCCTCGGCATCCTTCGCTCCGGTTATGCCGTTTTCGTATTTGCCGTAAGTTACACCTGCTCCGCAGTAGTCGTTCGTGGGAACGGCGATTACCTCAAAACCCCTGTCCTTATACTTTTGGTAAACCTTTTCCAGAATCCCATACTGCTCAGCATTGCCGCAGTGCCCAGTAACGTTCGCAAAAAGAGTTACCTTCCCGGAAATCTCGTCGATTAAATTAACTTTTCCATCTGAATCCATCAAAACAACGTCTTTTAGTGAATTTTGTGTTTCCATATTTGTAATTATATCAATTGTAAGTCCTGGTAATAAGACTTACTATTGCTATGATTCATGGCGAGGGGGCATTCACTTAGGTGGTGCTGAAACTGACTCTGTCTACCCTCACGGTGGCGAGTAGCTCAGTTGGCAGAGCAGCGGACTGTTAATCCGCTTGTCGTAGGTTCGAGCCCTACCTCGCCAGCCACGTGTATATACTGTTAAATATGAATAACGACACAGAAAAGCGATTTATAAAATGCGCAGCAGAAATGCTTCTTGTTGACGAATCGAAAATAGTCCCAGAGGCAAGACTGGTTGAGGACCTAAACGCAGATTCTCTTGACATCATAGAATTAGTGATGGCCTTGGAGGAGGAGTTTGGAGTTACGGTTGCTGGTTCCGAGCTTGAAGGCGTGGACACTGTTGGCAAGGCCCTGGAGTTGATTAACTCCAAAATAAGATAGGATTTAATTGGCCTCTTGCTAGAGGGCGTCATTATCATTTCTGTCGGTGCGCAGTCAGAGCGTCTAGCAAGCACCATCTGGAGCGATGGCAGAGAGGCTTATTGCACCTGTCTTGAAAACAGGAGTCCGTTTGCGCGGACCGGGGGTTCAAATCCCTCTCGCTCCTCCATTTATGTTATTGTTTTGCGCACGCAGAAGCATCAGCGGTAGAGCACCCGTGGAATCTAACGGACGGTCTCTGGGTTCGACTCCCAGACTGCGTGTCCAGCCCCTTTAGCTCAGTGGTAGAGCACCTCACTTGTAATGAGGTGGTCCTCGGTTCAATCCCGAGAGGGGGCTCCA